AGTTCTATTGGAGGACTCCAGGAATAATACTCTTGGTTAAACAATCTATTATGATTATTGGTAATAGCCCCTTGGAAATTTAACTGGTTAATTAAATCTTCATAGAACATTGCATTTGACAACTCAGAGTTCTGATAAGTTGCGCTAACTATAGTTGGATCAAGCTGATAATTTTTTCTATTAGAATTTGGCTCTGGGATATAAAAATCAGTTGTAGAATTATACCACGCTGGTATTTGTCCTACATATCCATTTAAAAATTCAACGCTAGCAGGCTGAAATAAATGATTTACAGTTGCATTAAAGAATTTTTTAAGCGAATCAGTTTGAAAATAACTTGGTAGTAAATCAATTGGAGTACGCTTTATGTAGGTTGTATTTTCGTTAGCCATTGTTATTGCTTATCCTTAAAACTGAATCGGTAAGACTTTGAACTATTTGCACGTTTTGAACTGTAGCACAGCTGATTGGTATTTGATTAGGCAAACACTCTATTTCAAATAAATTGCCAAAAGCTGACTGCGAATTTTGAGGAACCATTACGATACTGCCTATAATTGTAGCCAGGTTTTGATGTACATATGCTGCCATTTCTGTAAAGAAAAAGCTATCCCCAAAATCCCAATTCACCAATGCAAAATATTGATTTATAGTTTGTATAACCAAACTTTGAATTTGATTATTTGTGTAAGTTGTACCTGGAACAGGGACCACAAGAAAATTTGCCTGTAATTCTTGTGCTGCTTGTGGACCAAACAAAAGCAAGTAACTAACTGGATGCCAAATCATTTGATCAGTCATCATTGCATATTGATCTAGATTACTAAACGTGGCCGCAAGTTCTGCACTTGTTTCAGGTAATGGTATTGATGCCAAGCTGACATTTGTTGCTATCCAATTTCGTAAAGCAAGATTATAAGAGCTAGTCAACACATACATGTCTATTACATTTGTCACAGCAGGATTAATTCTTTGGTCAGTAGGAGCATAATGGACCCAGGTAAATGCTAGGTTATTACGGCCTATTCTTACTTTCCAGTTGGTTGTTACATTTACCAAAGTTCCAACAATGTCTGCGGCAATGCTTTGATATTGATAAACTATTTGCTGATTTATTGTATAAACAATCTTGCCAGGTACCCAATAGGTATTGACTGTTAATTGTCCATTAATTATCACGGTAATAGGCGGAAGTTGACTTACGTCTTGGAATATTTGAGAAGGGTCTAATTCAACTGGTTGCCAGTATTGATATCCTTCAGATGAAGAAATTTGTTGCCAAAATAATAAATGCGATGCATTTACAGCAGGATTTACAACGGCATTGTACTCATCTGGGTTATTTGGAACGCCATAATTATTAGACTGCCACATAGTTACTCTAACACTGCTAGGATCGGCATAGCCGTCTGGCTCAATTTGCTGTCCAATTATTTGCCATAGATAATCTTGTCCCAATGATGGTTGAGGGTAAAAAATTATCTGGCTATTTGTTTGGGTGAGGCTTGCAGGGTTTGAAAGTGTAATCAAATTTAAAGAAAGTGAAGATACTATTGTATTTGGTGGAATTCCGGGTCCCAAAACTATTTGTCCAGTTTCGATCCCTAATGAACTTGCTACGATAACAGTATTGTTACCAGCTGTCATCGATGTAACTACAGTCTGTATTGATGCTGTATTTGAATTTTCATTTGTACCTAGTATTGAAATATAATCATACTCTGCAGATCCGGTACTTGGATCGAAAGATTTTTCAAAGCTATCAAAATAAAATTGTGTCTGTGTAGCACTTTCGAAGATATAACGTAATGCTCTACTGTTAACAGTCCAGCCTGCTCCGTTCCAGGAAACAATGAGTAACCAACTATTATCTTTATTGGTATTTGATGTATTGCCAGCATATGCAGTACTAAATGTAGTCGCTGAATTGAGATCAGATGTTGGAATTACCACCCAGTAATCTAAGGTGCCTTGTGAATTAAGAATACCTTGTGCAGCATATCTGATTCCAAAGGTTGTATGCGACGCCATAGCTGCGGCAATAGAATTAACAGAAGATTGAGTCAAAGTGGCATTGTAAGCTGTAATTATTTGAACAGGGACATCGTTACTGGCAACCGTAACGCTTAGAGTTACAGCTCCTGGGCCAGCATTAGGACCCGATGCAATACCGTTTATAGATCCTGTTAAATTTACACCAGTGCCGTCACCTATAATACCAACTACAGATGCTATTGTACCGCTAGCAAATTTAATTATTGATCCTGTTGTAATATAACCGAGGAAACTTAGCATAGGTGCATAATTGCCAATTTGTACAGCCACGGATCCTACATAAATTGCACCTGTGCAACTTTTAGTAGAACTTGTAATAGTATTCCATGTGTAACCAAATGGCACGGATATACGAGGATAATTATAATAATAAAAATCCTCTAATTCTGATGCAGCATTTTGCTGGCCCAGACTACCATTTATAAGCGGTTGAATTTGTGTGTTCACAATAACAGATAGATTAATACCGGGTGAATTTAAAATTGACACTGTATTCAGATCGTTTTCGCTGTAAAAAATGCCATCGGTACATACAACGTTTAGGCTGTTATAACTACCAGTTGGATCATTTATATCAAGGTATCTGCTTTGACCGCTGTAATATCTGTTAACAGCTTTGACCTTTAATGCTGCAGGATTACTTAATGGCAAAAGATTATAATCTTCACCGTTTACCATCCTATCCTGCGTATAATAGACCTGTGGAGCATTTAGTGCAATTTGAGGATTAGTTTCGGCTGTTTGTGCATTTGTAACAGTATATTGTAAATTGGTTGTAAAGGCTACGTTATAGATATTATTAAGCTGATCTGCATAACTAAATGCAAAAGTTTGATCAGTAATGTCTGCCGGTAAAATTTGATATGTAAGATTATTGCTTATTCTATACCATACTCTAATTACACCTACTGGTACATTTCCAAATGTACCGTCGGCAAAACGTATAGATATCTGATCGCTTGTGTCTACATTTCTGCTGATTACAGCAAATATGTTACGAACGTTGTTTGCAATACTATTGTAGATAATATTAAATCCTGCTACGCTTGGAACCTGTGTCCATTGGGTGGTAACAAGACCGGTTGTATCAACATTTTGTACCCAAATATCAGTTTGATTAACATTGTCAGCATTTACGTCTATTATTCTATTGGCAATTGGTTGCTCGCAAAGATAATCCTGATACTGCATTGTTCCTTGTTTGAAATAGAAAAAGAATCCAGTATTTGGACTTGAAAACCCATTACCGTCATTTTGATAAATTATATTCCAGCTGTTCAAAGGATTCGGGTTGACTTCGTAAAAAGATCCAGAATTTAAGATATTTTGAGTGGTACCAGTATTAAATCCTGCATTTGCTAATTCAAAATTTAAAGTATTGCCACTTACACTTGCTGTAAAAGGAATAACACTTGTTGGAATACTTGTGTTATTCATTTCATACAGCTCGGTAAGAATTCCGTTCACTGTGCCCTTTTGGCTTGGATTTCCAAAGGTATTAGTAGTGTTAAGAGTAGCATTTAATACCAATATAAACTGTTCATACCAGTTTGGATTATTCAAATCATTCCAATTGATTTGTACATTTTGAAGGTTGTTACCATCTGGATCAATTATGGGTTGATCTGTAATTATGCTTGTAATTTGCAATAGTCCACTAGCTGGAATGCACCTCTGAGGTTGATAGGATAGCATTCTAGCAAGTTTAAAAATACTATCTCTACGTGTTGCAGTTTCAAGAAAATTTTCTCTGGTGTTAAGGTCCATACGGAAAGCAAGACTTTGACCAAGATAAGCCAGTAGATCAATAATGGCTACAAATTCAGAGCTTTCAATCCAATCTGTAAAATCTTCTGGATAATTTAGTCTGATATAATTGATCATTGCTGTACGAATTGTTTGGAAATCGTATGCATTGAAGTTAATCTGAGTAAAGGCAGTATAAATTACCTGCCAGTCTTGTGCTGCAAATAATTGGCTTTGTCTGACTTGCTGTGTTGTTGCCATATCTTGTAAATTCCTAGCTTATCCTAATGCTGCACTTCGGTTGTCAAAATCTACCTGAAAATTTCCAACGGCATTCCAAGGTACATAATAGAGTTGCATCTGTATTCTTACACCAAATTGTTGCTGAGTAACATTTATTGACTGTAACTGTACTCTTGGATCATTGTTTATTATTTGTTGCGCCTCATAAACTATAAGATCTCTCACGCTATCAATAGGCTCAAATAGATACTCCCACCCTCCAAATCCATATCCTGGCATCATTAATCTTTCGTTTTTGCGAGTATTAAACGCATTATAAAGATCTTGATTCACTAATTTAATGTCGGCAAGCTGTTGACTACCAAACGTATTAACAGTAGTATAACCAACAAAGAGATTTTTACTTGTCAAAGTTACCATAATGATATTTATCCTTAAAAAATCACCGTTTTTGAGTTAGACTATGACCAAACCTATTTTGAATAAAAAACCAAATGTTGAAAACGCAGTGTTCACTTTTATACACTCTATAATTCCAGATTGTAAAATACATCCTCTAATGGATTTTTTATCGATTTACAGTTTGATAGCCTTGAACGTATAGAACTGCTGCTTTATTTAGAGGAAACCTTTGCTATTGCCATTGAAGACGACACCATATATCAAAAAGTCTCGCAGGTTGGGCCCTTTATAAATGAAATTAAACGAAAATACAGCCTTGATTAAGCAAAATTTAATTGAAGAGATGGCTCGTATAATCTACGCTGATAGTTATACACAGTATGGAACATGTACGGCTGATCATTGGAAAAAAACCAGTGAAACACAGAGAAATTTTTGCAGAGGGCAAGCAGAAGCTGTTTTAAATTTTCTCATACAAAAAAGTTTAGTAAAGACTTTAATTAACTAAAGGACAAAAACATGTTTGTGGCACAAGTTGGTGATGACGAAGCAAGACAGATGCTTATTGAGTTATTTGAGAACATGCCTACATCGCATGGTCAATATTTTGATAACGGTAAGCGATGGTGTGCTATTTGCGAATCGTCGCAGATTGTTCGCAAAGCAACAGAGCATAACAAATTTGCAGACAAAATTTGTTGCAATTGTAATTGCATATGGCCTGAATATCAGGATATGATCGGTATGTTTGATGCAGAAGATTTCTGTGATGAGCAGATGCTAGACTTTTTCACTATACATTAAAAATTTTAAGAAAAGCTAAATATGTGTGGATGGCACATATTTGGATTTTAAGTAGAAAAACAAATGAAGAATATGAAAATCATCGGCTCTTAGAAACATTTTCTGCATATAACATTGATGCCAAGTTAATTCATCCAAATTCTCTTGATTTAATTGTTACTAAGAAAGACAATACTAACGTTTGGCTAAATGGTAAAAAACCAGAATTACCAGATGCGGTTCTAGCTAGAACAGGCTCTGGTTCTAATTATTTTTGTTTGGCTGCTATGCGCCAACTAGAAAATCTAGGGGTTCCAGTTATTAGCTCGAGTGCAAGTATAGATAGAGTAAAAGACAAACTAGAAACTAGCCAATTACTTGCTAAGCACGGACTTCCTATACCAAAAACCATGTTGGTGCGTTGGCCTATTAACGAAGAGCTTGTTGACCGAGAAATCGGTTGGCCTTGTGTAGTTAAAGTGATAACAAGCAGCCATGGTAAAGGTGTTTATCTGTGTAAAAATAAATCAAGTTTTGCGGAGCTCATGGAGCTTATCAACAGCCTGTCTACTAATAAAAGCTTGATTATTCAAGAATACATTGGATACAAAGTTGGAACTGATTTAAGAGTTTGGGTAATCGGCGGAAAAGTAATAGGAGCAATGCAACGCACAGCTCAAAATGATTTTAGAGCAAATATCTCAAACGGTGGGTCTGGGGCACAATTTGCAATTACACCTGAGATTGAATTTATTGCAGGCGAAACGGCAAGAATACTGAATCTAGATATTGCAGGTGTTGATTTATTATTTGACAAAGACGGTTTCAAAGTTTGTGAAGCAAATAGTGCGCCTGGTTTTTACGGCTTTGAAACCTACTGTCAACACGATATGGCTAAAGCTATTGTTGAATACATCAACTTTAGAATTTCATAATTACTGATTTGGCTGCAACGGTGTTACCTGTCCTGTTCCTGTATTGGAAAAATTAGCGTTTAGGCCGTTAGGACTTTGATTTGGCACAGTCTGCTGGAACGGCGACAGCATGAAATTTGTAGCCTCTGCTAATCTACGTTGAACTAACTGTGGCACAAGTTTACCTGCACCGTTTATAGTCCATTGCATCCATAAATTTGGAACATTTTGGTAATTTCCTGCATTCAGTTCTTTTATAACAGGTGCATTAGTAAAGTTTGTCTGACCAATATTGAATGCAAGACTGCAAAGCATATCGTATTGTGTCTGTGTTACTTGTACATTGTTTATCACTGGACGCATCCAATTTTGAACAGCAACCATATCTTGTTGAAACAGCTGACCTATCAGCTGTTGGCTTAATGGACTTAATAGACTATAACTTGTTCCGTTGATGCTTACTTGACCGGTGCTTATTTCGACAGGTGTGAGGTTATGTCCGTAACCTATCTGCGAAACAGGCGGCTCGCCTACGATTATTGGTATGTAACTTCCATTTTCATAACCTTCCATAAATTGCGTACCTTGTTGAGATAGTTGCACACTAGCAGATGGTTGTAGAGCAGCATTGCTTGAACTAATTGGTCCTTTGAATGCATACACAGGTTGATTCTGCGCATTATAACCTGCTCCTTGGTAGATTCCAAGCGGCATATTTGACAGCGGTGAACCTATAATATTCAAAGGTTGTTGACTGTTTGTAATAACTTCGCCGGGTCTAAGTCCGGTATTAGTATTGTACTGAGTAGCATTTTGTATGCCATATGCATTTCTACCACCATGATCGTCGTAAGGTTCGTGATAAGGCAAATGATATACAATTGTATCTGTTAATATGGGTATTACATTTCCAAGTGTATCTAAAATTCCATCCTGTTGATTGATGTCATTTGGACCCTGCGCAGCGACCGCAGCAACGGCCAACGGCGGAGCCGTGCCGTTTATGTCCACACGGGTTGCAAAAAGGTTAATTTCACTGGAAGCTCCAAGTGCATAGTCCTGTCCAACGCTTTCGTGTACGAATCCGCCTGCTGCCCGGTTCCAGTTGGTTCCGGCGGTGTCAAACATGTTTGCCCCTGCAAACCGATGCATGTCAGCACCGGAGGTTAGGAACATATACTGATTTGCCAGCAGATGCATACTATTGGTACTCTGCATTCTAATATACCCATTTTGTATACTAGGATTTTCATTTACCAATCCACATGAAGGGCGAGATGCGCTTCCGGTACCAGGAACTGTGTTATTGACTCCGCCTGCGGGCTGGCCCGGAACAGGCGTGCTACCGCCTGAACCTAGTAAATCTGGGCGTTGCATGTACAGATTTGATTCTTTGGTTGCGCGATCACCAATACCCTTTCTTGGTGCTTGTATAATAAGATTGGCAGCGCCTTGTAGATCATTGTTGGTGATAAAGTTGTTAAGGCCATTGGCTACCATCCACTTTAGTGCGCTTGGAAGATTATATTGTACGCTGGTTAGCGCGGCCTGCTGATAAGGGCCAAGTATATCCCACGCACCGCCTAAAGTACTGTGAGCACCGGCTATGTAAATTTGAACATCAATTGAAAGCAATGCAGAACACTGATCGTCGGTTGCATTAGCATTATTTGGTGGATTTACAGACGTACTTGGCATAGGTGATACTGCGATTCTGCCTGCCGTTCCTGTATCTATATAACCTTGCGCATATTCATTGGGTTTAATTTGATGCCCATAACCGATACTAATGTGCTTATTTGATACTGTATCCCAATATGCTTTATTTGATTTGCCTTCTACTTGTTTGAGAAACGGCACTAAAACGCTAGTAGTGGTTGTACCAGCTGGTGCTGCGTTACCTACACTACCCGACGTTGATGTCGCAGCAGGAACAGTGCTCCCTGGCAGATTTGATGTAGCCGGAGGCGGGACTGGTGCTGGACTACCGGTTGTTGGGGTAGCTGAACTAAAGTTACTTGTGCCAATTACAGCTGATCCACTTTGAGGTTGTGTAGAAGTTGTTGAAGTAGGAATATTGCCCGTTGAGCCTGTCTGCGTTGGTCCAGATCCGGCAGTATTTGCTGGTTTTAACAGGGGTGTTAGATCGTTTGTCACTACGTTGTAATCTCTTGGAACAATATTATCAGACGTAGGATAATTAGACAACGGTAGGGTTTGATCCCCTTTTGATAAGGCAAAAGTTTTTATCGTGTTGGCAGATGCTGTGTTGTAAGGCAGTATCCAAACATAACTAGTTGCGTTCAATGCTCCTCTTATTAAACTAATATTAGTTAACAATAAAGTTTGATCACTGTCAGATGCTCCTACACTAACTACACCATTTACTATACCATCAGCTGTATTAAAGTTATTCTGAACTGCAACCAATGCGTCGCTACTGCTATATCCAGGCTGTGCCAGTGATGTTGAGCCAGGAATACGTGATGCTAGTGCTAATGCAGTGCCATCTCCGACTATAGCCGAAGGTCCGGGTGTAGGAGGAGCAGGTTGAGGGGCATTAGCTTGTGGATTGACAACCGGAGTTACGGCTGTAGTGCCTCTTGCTCTAATGTTAATATTTTGTCCAGCTTCTATGTTAACATCTTGATCGGCTCTAAAATTCAAACTGCCTTGGCTGCGAATACTAATATCACCATATCCATAAACATCTATACGACCACCGGCGTCCATACTTAACCAGTTTTTACCGTCAACTGAATTCATGTATATGCAACCTGTGGTATCATTTATCATGATTTGAGCACCACTTGGTGTTCTAAGTCTAATATATGTGTTAGTTGGATTATCGTCGTATACCAGCTGACTGCCGCCGGGTGTTAACCAACCATACACACTTAATGGTGGATCAAATCGGCGGGCACCGCTTGTAGAAACACCTCTTATTGTATCTTGATCAAGTCCTTGTATTTTCAGCTGATCTGCAAGAGGATAATATAATGGTCTGTCTGGAGTTTTGAGACTCGATTGTGTAATTTTTTTATTGTACTCTGCCACAGGAAGAGTAGCTTGGTTATTATTGCCTGGTAATCCAGGTACCATTTGATTCATATTTTGTTGATACAAACATCCAAACCAAATGCCTCTACCAGGGTCGCCATTTATAAATGCACAAACAACCTCATTGTTAATATCTGGCGGCACAAACCACATACCATAACTTTTTTGAGTACTAGGAAAACTATTATCGTTTTTGTTATCCAGTACATTTGTAGCACCGGCAAACGGGGAACAGTAGCTCATTATGTACCAGCCATTTGAATCATTTGGATCTCCGCTGAGCTCAGGAATCCAAACTTTTAGTCGGCCCATAGTATTAGCATCTTCTACGTACTTTACGAAACCTACGTAAATTTTATCCTGTAATGTAGCTCTACCGATTGGTTGTTGCGAATATTCTTTTGGCGCATTGATATGCTTTGTTAGTTCTACCATGCAAATATTTATGCGTGTTTAATGGTATAAATTTTATTAATATGCTGACTGACCAGTGACACTTGTAAATGCATTTGCGGCGGTAAGTTTAGCCTGTGCAGCTACAGCCTGTGCATTATTTGGAACATTATTGGATATTTCACTTGGTTGAGGAGCTTGTGTTAAGTTATCTCTAATACCGTGCAAAGTTTGTGTAAACTGTCCATCTTTAAACAAACTTTCAACTTTAATTACAGTATAAAAAGCATTCCAAACAAGTGTTGTGTCGTTTAAGTCCATAAATCCTGTTTGCTCGTTATATGCGGTACCGGTTCTAAGAGTAAAAAGAAAGCCAGTATCACCATTCCACGGCCACAAAGCATCTGTAGTATTGGGAGTTGGACTATTGCCATCGCCGCATTTGAAATCTTCATCTATGTTGCCTAACCCTAACCAAAAAGGATCACCTCTAATGCTCAAATCTATGTTTGCATATGAGGTCTGTGTAGCTTCGTATAATATACTTGCTACCAAACTGCGATTTGGCGGCAAGTTTGCAGGATTTTCGCTCGACGTTGCATTTTCAGATTGTCCGCTACCGCCAAGCGCTGCATTTTGTTGTGTTGGCATGGGATTAACTCTAGTGCTAATTGGAACTGGGCTTGCGGGGGACAGTGTATTAGCTATATCTTCTAAATATTTGGTTTCGCGCAATAATGTTACCGCGGTATTAGCTAAATTTAAAGATTGATTTGTAACATTATTACTGGCTTGTGTAGCTGTATTTTCCGCAGCTTTAGCTTGAGCTTCAGCTTGAGCTGTAGATTGTCCAGCGATTGTTTGATTAGCAGATAGTTGATCAAAATTGGTTCCTGGATATCTGCTTGTTAATTGATTGCGTTGTTGATTGTAATCTTGTATTTGCTGGTTATAATACTGTCTTTGCGTAGGATCACTTGTTGTAGATAACTGCTGCTGTGCATTTTGCAAATTACCTTTTAAAGTATTGTATTTAAGTAACTCTTCCGTTGATACACCTTTTGCATTAAATTGTGGCCCTGACGTAAAATTGTCATACAAGTTATGACCAAGATTATTGGCTATTCCAATTTGTGCAGACATTTTTAGTTTAAGTTCATACTTTAATACATCAAGATTTTGCCCAGTGTACGTCCAAAAATATCTTTTTGCGAAACGTAATGAGTTAGCAAGGCTTTGTTTTCTAGGAATTTGTTGTGTAGGTTGGCGTGTCATTTCCGCAGTTTTTTGATCAATTAGTAATCTATTTGTTGCAAACGGAAAAAAATTATAAGTCACCTGTCTCACATAATCTTTAGTTTGCGGATCTATTGGCGTTAGTAATTTAGTAACTGGTTTGATTACAATACGATTAGCCATGCCGTTTATTCTTATATTAGCTGCTGCGGTAGCTGATGTACTGGCACTGGTTGGTTCACCTGCTGTAAAATTTTGACCATCTGTTGTCATGCTCATGACAAAGTTTAAAATAGACACTAAGTCCATACCTCTTGCAATACTAATAGTTGGTTTTTGTAAATTACCACCTATAATATCAATGTTGCTATTACGCTGGTTATCGGTTGGTGCTTGACTAAATTGCCAAGTTTTCATCCAATTAGGTGTGTTGATTTTGTATATAATTCTTGCTTTACCACCGTAAAGAGCGGCGTTTTGAGCGGTCCATACGTCGGCTAATTTAGTAAAAAATTCTCCAACAGTTGCAACTGGACCTATATTAGCTGCGTTTGACATTATACCAACACTATCTGCCAACGGAAACATATTTTGTGGTAAAAGAGTAATGTGATAGGTAGTACCAGACTCTGTTGTATCAATATCTATTTCAATAACTTGGACCATGTAAAGTTTATACTGTTTACTATGCAGATCAGTTGTCGCAACGGTCCCGTCTTCGTTATATCCTGTAAACCATATTTCAATAAAATAAGATGTGGTTGTAAAATAATTTCCTATACCAAGTGATTGTGCTGTATTGAATAAATTATCCACAAGCGTACAGCCGTAAGGCTCTACAACTGTCATTTCCATTTTCAAATCATTTGTAGCAGTAGATGGATTCCCTGGCAGCAGGTTTGTAAATTTAAATTCTGTGATATTGTATAATGCTGTTGCTCCGCTTTCGGCAATAATAATTTTTCCATTGTTAGCATATGCGCTACTGCCTGCCGATTGAACCAACGCTGCATTTTTATCTCCTGTAAGACTCCAGCGTATGTGATATGTATAGTTGGCATAATTCCATAAAACATTTGGGGCAAACGTAAATTTTGCATTGTTAACACCTGGAGCATTTAGATAACTGTTTAACAATCCAACTGTGCTAGCACCACTGTCGCTTGCGAGTAGACTAGATACTTGACCACCAAGCGACTGTGATTGACTGGTATTTGTTTGCGGTTTGGATGTTCCAGCAGCTTGATCAGGTTGTGGATTAGGAGTAGGCCCTTGTTGTGCTTGGGATGCTGGTGACGATAACCCTAAGTAGTTTAAAATTCCCATAATTAATATCCACCTGATGGTAAGTTAGTTTTAACAGGCAAATAGATATTCAGCCCTGTAACTAAATCATAAATTGGATCTTGAATCACATCAGGGTTTCGTATTGCAAATACCCACCAATATCCAGTAGTTCCGTAAATATCATAACTCAGTAGATCTGGTCTATGCTGATATCCGGCAGTTACTGTAAAAAGTGTATCATTTTGATCTGGTGTAATAACAGGCGTATTCCAGAAATCCAAATATGGAAGATAGTTGTTTATTTGTGGTGTTGTGTAATAGGGACTTGTCCCTTTGTAAAATGCCTGTGTCATATCCAAGTTCCGTTAATCAAAAGTTGACCAGTTCTAAATTGATCTAGATTAAAAGCACGCAGCCTCTGAGGAGTATTCTGTACAGTTAGTTGCACGCTGATAGTAAACACAGCCGGTAACCATGCAAAACCTTGAGAATAAGTAGCAGCCGGTGTAGGTTTTATCAAATTGTTAAATGCTGTAGCAGCTAAACCGGGATCATATGCCGACGCAGAGTTTTGTGTAAAACTAAAACTCTGTTGCCCTGTTTCGTATTCTGTATTCACGGAATAAGCAGTTTGTACCGGTACATAGTCTACATCTTTTGGTAATGTAACACTAAATTGGGTTACAATTACTGGTAGGGCATTAAACATAAACTGGCCATATGCGTCAAAAAGCAAGACCGGCGGCGGAGTTCCAGATAAGTCACCTACTCCTCCTGTTCCACCAAAATACATTTTAGTTACGGTGCGCAAAAAATGGATGCAGGCAAGAGAGTACAAACCTTCTTTTTGATTTTGTACAGTAAAATCACCTTCTACAGTCAGTTTAAGAGCAGGAGTTTTGCTGTACGAATAAAAATCTTGATTTGCGTGTACAATTTCCATCTGGGTATAAGTTACATCCTGACTCCATGTGATAGCAGGCTGGTATGGAAAAAGCATACCGTTTGTGCTTGACAGTGGCGTCATTAATCCGGACGCTCCGTATATTTGTGATGATGCATTTGGTTTAGGTCTTAATCTTACACGTCTACCGGCTGCATCGTTTAAATTTTGTGGTGCCTGCGGAACTAACGGTACCCCGTTTGCGTTTGCAGTTGTTATATAACCTTGAAAATTGCCGGATACGGCTGCACCAGCGACATTATTTGGAACTCCTATTATACTTCCTTGCGTTCCTAATTGCTGAGCAGCGTTTGAAAGTCCGGTTGATGCAGCATTACCGGGCAGTGCAGTTGGAATACCGCCCGGTGGTATAATTGGATCAGCTGTGGTTGACCCTACTGAAGCCGGCAACGGAGTATTTGTGAATTGTTGAGGTGGGGCAAGTTGCAGGGAATTTGTTGCTGTTGTACCAGTTACTACACTTTGTTGAGCAGCCGGTTGTGCTATAGATTTTGCATAATCTATTAATTGTTGAGCAGCAGCTGGAGAAATAGTATCTCCTTTAGATGCAAAATAATCAACAACTGCTTGTAGTGTAATACCAGGGTTGTTAAGTTCTTCAATGCTAAATGTTGGTGCATTTCCAGCAGGCGTTGTTAAAGTATCGCTCATTGCAATCTCAAATATAAGGTTCACTTATATTTATAGTCGCTTTTAACCCCTTGAAGAACAAAGTATAGTTTTTGACATTTTGGGCTAAATTAATTAAAATGATATGTTTAATTGCATTTATAAAGGAAGCTAATGGCTGTAACCGTTCAACCAAAAATAAAATATCTTACCAACAAAGATTTACTAGAGGAAATACACTTAAGCAAGTTAACTTACTGTTCTTGCATAGATCCTGCATACAACCGTTATGATTTTATTGTTCAAAATGTAGCAGATATAACTGCAAAACGTGTTGAAGAGGCTAGGAAAAAGAAATTACATGATCTAATTGTAGCTGAAAAAAAACAACAAACAACAAAAAACTCTAAAGATTTTGAATCAAAGTTAACATTAAATAATATTCCAACCGAAAGCATTGTAGCAAGAGTAATGACTATGGAACATATTCCGGTGGATCCAGAAAAGGTCAACAAAGCTAAAACTGAGAATGAAAAACGTATAAGATGCAATTTCCCTCCTTTTCAACATTATATACTTAAAGATGATCAACCAGTGTGTGTTTTAAAAAGTCATTGGGTCGGAGGCATAGAAAATGGTTACTTTTCTAAAGATCACGGTAAAATGACAAATAATCTTGCCTTGATGTTTATGAAACTTGTGGACAGATACGGACACAGAGGCAATTGGCGAGGTTATACATATTTGGAAGAAATGAAAAGTCAAGCACTATTGCAATTATCACAAGTTGGTTTGCAGTTTGATGAAAGCAGAAGCGAAAGTCCAAATCCCTTTGCATACTACACTCAGACCATAACAAACAGCTTTATGCGAATTCTCAACATAGAAAAGAAAAATCAAACAATACGCGATGATATTCTTATAATGCACGGAGTATCACCTAGCTACACACGGCAAACTGATGATGCACTGAAACAAAACAAAGACTAGCAATTTATTGTTACCATTTTGTTTCGTATCTAAACTGTTTAAGTATTCACAAAATATTTGAAGGACAGTGATGACGCCTATTCCAGATTTTTCGGAGGTTGTTGTTTTTACCGACATTCATTACGGTATGAAAAATAACAGTCGCGAACATAATGATAACTGTGAGAATTTTATAAAATGGATGATTGAACAAGCAGAAGAAAGAAACATTAAGACATGTATCTTTGGCGGAGATTTCCATCATGTGAGATCATCTATCAATATTTCAACACTAAATTATTCTGTAAGCGGGCTGAAGTTATTAAACGACTATTTTGATCACACAATATTCCTAATTGGTAATCACGACCTGTTTTATAGAGACAAGTATGAAATTCACAGTCTACCATATATTTCTCAGTTTAAAAATATTATTCCAGTTGACTCTATGCAAGAGATTGGAGACGTAGCATTTGTACCATGGCTAGTAAGCGATGATTGGCAGCGTGTACCAACTTTAAAAGCACCATATATGTTTGGACACTTTGAACTGCCTAAATTTAAAATGAATGCAATGGTTGAAATGCCAGATCATGGGTTGTTAAATGCAACACATTTTGTACATCAAAAACAGGTATTTTCTGGACATTTCCACAAGCGTCAAAATAGTGGCAAAATCTGGTACATAGGCAACGCATTTCCACATAATTATTCTGATGCATGGGATGATGAAAGAGGAATTATGTTTTGGAAACCAGGCGAAACACCTGTATTCAAATCATGGCCGCAAGCTCCAAAATATAGAACATTATCTCTAAGTCAAGTGGTTGCTAACCCTACTTCGTACATAGATGACAAAACATTTGCCAAAATTACCATAGATTTAGATGCATCCTATGAAGATATTAACTTTATTCGAGAATTACTTGAAATTGAATTAAATGCTAGAGAAATACAATTAATTACATCTAAAATAGATGATCAAGATCAATTAGATGAAGCCGACATTGATTTTGAAAGTGTTGACACAATAGTAATAAGTCATTTGCAAAGTATTGATTCACAAAGTATTGACAAAAACGAACTTATACGCATATACCAGGAGATCTAATACATGCTAACAATTAAACACGTTACCATGCGGAATTTCTTGAGCTGTGGTAATGTTTCACAAACAGTTGAGCTGAATAAAAATGGGTTAACATTGGTACTTGGCGAAAATTTAGATTTAGGCGGAAACGGATCACGTAACGGAGTAGGCAAAAGTACTATACTACAAGCTATTTCATACGGACTCTATGGTCAAAGCCTAACAAACATAAAAATCAACAATTTGATTAACAATATTAACCAAAAAAATATGATGGTGTCCATTGAATTTTCAAAAGATGGACATCAATATCGCATAGAGAGGGGCAGAAAACCAAATTTCTTCCGATACATAGTTGACAATAAAAATGTTGACGAAAGTACAGATGAAGCACAGGGAGAGAATAGAGAAACCCAAAAAGAAATTGATAGTTTGCTTGGCATGAGTTACGGACTCTTCAAGCATATTGTTGCACTTAACACATATACAGAACCATTTTTAGACATGGGTGCTGCTAAACAGCGAGAAATAATAGAAGAACTATTAGGTATCACACAACTTAGCCAAAAAGCAGAGAATCTAAAAGAACTTATACGCACTACTAAAACCAACATTGAGCAAGAAGAATTTAGAATTCGAACAATTAAACAAAGCAATGAGCGTATTCGTGGGCACATTGAGGATTTAATACGTAAATCTCAAGCATGGGACGATAAACAACAAACACTGATAAACGAAATTGTGTTATCTATAAGTGAACTTGAAAAACTAGATATTGATGCTGAATTGCAGTCACACAGAGACAAAGAGCTTTATTCGCAATTGAGTCAATCAAAAGTCACATTATTACGTGATCTTACCACTAAAACTAGGCATTTTCAGCAGCATTCGGCTAGGTTGCAAACTGCACTTGCAAATTATGATAGAGCTGTGAATCACGAATGCCCTACTTGTGGACAAGAGATACATGATTCTGAACACGAAAACATACGTAAAACACTTGAGCTAGAAATTATAGAATTAGATTCGCAGGTAAACACTGAACAGCAAGAACTTGATATTTGTAAAACTCAACTAGCTGAAATTGAAGATGTACTATCCACTACAACAAAGCCTGCGACTATGTACAAAAATATAGAAGAGGCATTAAATCACAGAAGCACACTTGATGCTCTTTATAAGGAATTAGCTAAAGAGCAGGCTGCTGTTAATCCGTATAGTGATCAAAATATCAGTTTGCAAGACACGATGCAAGAAGTTACATATGACGAATTAAACAAACTGGTAAGATCTAGAGATCATCAAGAATTTTTACTTAAATTGTTAACAAGTAAAGAAAGCTTCATTCGTAAACGTATTATAGACCAAAATTTATCGTACCTAAATTTAAGATTAAATGAATATCTAGACAAGCTTGGATTACCGCACAAAGTTAAATTTATAAATGATTTGAGCGTAGAAATAAGTTTGCTAGG